TGAGGTTAAGTTGTCAAGAAATATTTTCGAGTCGAGACATCAATCTTTCTGCTCGATTGGTCACTTGACGGTACCATAAAGAATCTCTGCCTTCCTTGGCAGCTTCTTTCCAGTCTGCGTTTGAGAGAGCCGCATGCATCTTCTTAAACTTAGAAAGACGAGGGCGTCCCAGGTTAAACATCATATTAACCAAGATTTGCTGGACTTCGCCGGGAAATCCTGCAAATTCCCTTTCTCCGTATAGAGTGTTACACTCGGCGATGGAAGTATCGAGATCTCGTTGAAAACACGACCGGACTCTCTCTTCACTAACTGTTGCTCCAATTGGCCTTCCGAATTCCTCGTCACTTTTCGTGATAAGGTGACCGACTCCAAAGGTGGGATATCCGAGGTGGTCGTTATAGATGACATACTTTACTCCTTCGTCTATACATAATTGATCGTATACTTCTTGTTTCCATTTATCCATCTACTTTTCTCTTGATACTCCTTTTGTTTTTTCATAGGATCTCATGGCACCCAAGCCCAACATACCCATAAGAACGGGCATCATTGTCTCCAGGTCTACCATCGGTAGAGTTTCTGTGATGCCTGCAAGCTGCAAGCCAAAGTTACAAAAAGGAACTATTAGAAAGTTAGAGGCCATACCTAGCGCACAGACCCAGCCGACCGCAGGTCGCCAACCCGCTACGAACAAAGACTTATGGGCAGCTTCTGTTTTATTTACTTCAAGCTGTCCCATCACTTGTTCGTGATGCTGCTTCTGTGCAAGAGTTGCAATATCGTGGGCTAGTTGATTTGCCTTGTCTTTGTCTTCGATGAACTCAGATACCAACCCCGTTACAGGTCCAACAAGGCTTTTTAATATTCCCATAGCCATTTAGTCGTCCTCGAAATCAATAATTCCCTCTGCTTCGAGGTAGTTGAGTGTTCCTATAATTCCTTCTTTTTCTCCGCACTTATAGGTACAATACGAGCACCCCGCCATGCAAAAAGCAAAGATAAGATACATGCCTACTAGGTCTATAATCATAGAGGTCTCCTTTTTGTGGTGAACATACACCACGCCAATAATCTATATATTATAAATGATGAGAGATGCGTTGTCAAGATTTATTTTTAGGTATGAAAAAAATAACTCTTGACATGAGAGGTGGTTTGGTCTATAATTATTGATAGAAAATGGAGAGACTCTCATGAACGAATCAAGACGTCCATGGACTCGTAGGGAACGCGCACTTCTTTTAGAGGTCTATGGTAGTGTTCCGGCGCAGGAGCTACAACAATATTTTCCAGATCGAACAGTTAACGCCTGCATTAAACAGGCTAAGTACTTGAGAGATAGGGGATGCATATTCAAAAATGCATGATAGCTATACTACTTCTATGTATCCCTTCTAATAGTTATGCAGAAGGAGAGATCACCTGTTTAGCTAAGAATATATACTTTGAAAGCAGAAACCAACCCTGGATAGGACAAGTAGCGGTTGCTCAAGTTACATTGAACAGAGTAAGAGATTCTAGATTTCCGAATACGATATGTAAGGTAGTAAAACAAAAGAGAAATAGAAAAACCTGTCAGTTTAGTTGGTACTGCGATGGGTTATCTGACAAACCAAAAAACATGAAAAAATATAGAGAAATCTTTAACACGGCTATCTATATTTACACGAGTGACTTACCAGACCTTACAGAGGGGGCTCTTTGGTATCACACAACTACAGTGCAGCCCTGGTGGGCTAAGTCATATAGAAGGACGATAAACATAAATGACCACATATTCTATGCCAGACCCAGAGGATCTTGAGGAAATGTTTGAACACATGGATGACCCTCAAGAACTTAATTTTGATAACGACGACTACGTTGAGATTAACGAAAACGATTGGAGTGAACCGTATGATGACTTAGATAATCTTTTAGATGATGCGGAGGCTCTTGCATCTGCGGGATGGGGGACTGATGAAGATTATGGTTACTTTGGCGGGGACGACTTTTGAAAGTAGCTGTAAAAAATGGGAATGTAGAGAAAGCTTTAAGAAATCTAAAACGAAAAATGAAAGACAGGTTACTCGAAGTGAAAGATCGTCGACGTTTCACTAAGCCCTGTCAAAAAAGAAATGAAGCTAAACAAGCTGCTACTATACGCGAGAAAAAACGACAAAAGGAAACTACATGAGTATTAATAAATATATCGAGGATGTGGTAATAAACGATCCCATTAAGACTAGAGAAGAGCTTAAAGCAATAATTAAGAAGTATGTTCGGGAATGCCGACTGGAAGCCAGAGAAGCCAGAGAAGCTAAACAAGCTGCTGAAAGAAAACTACAAAAGGAAACTATGTGAATACATATATGTTTACTAACTTTAAGTTAGTTGGATCATTCATGAAAACATTTGGCCAGGAGGTAGTTCATAAAGCAAAACCCTCCCTGGGAACGAAAGAACTACAAGAGTTAAGACTAAGCCTTATCCAAGAGGAGCTGAAAGAACTTCAGCAGGCACTCTCAGAAAAGGACTTAGTAGAAGTTGCGGACGCACTTACAGATATTCTCTATGTGACTTATGGAGCAGGACACGCCTTCGGTATTGACCTAGACGACTGCTTTCGAGAAGTACACTGGAGCAATATGTCTAAACTTGGAGAGGATGGTAAACCTATCTATAGAGAAGACGGAAAGGTAATGAAAGGTCCGTGCTACTGGCCTCCCAACTTAGAAAAGATTATCTATAGCTGGAAGATGCGGCACATTCAAGACCCCAACAGTTCTACATCTAAAGTCACAGAGTGAGTAAGAAAAGCGAACTGTATTGAGTACTGTCTTAGAACTCTTTGATACCGGCCCTTGTCCCACCAAGGGTCGCTTTCATACAAAATGGTAATACAGGGAAGTACCTGAAACACTCCATGTTCATACCATTCATTTGTAAAATGCCATGTAAAATCCATCTTAATCTCCTAAACAATCATCAAAAGAAAACTAACAAAAAGCACTGCATAAATACCAAAAATGATTCTCTTCAGTCTTTGATATTGTTTTTCTGTCAATATAACATCCATACTATTTACCTATTCCTTTCACTTCGTCTTCGGGAATAACCTGATAGGCTCCCTTGTTGTAGGGAATAGAAACAGTATACTGTTTACTGACTTCCTCACGAAAGTTTTCTTGTGGCTTTCTTTTTACATACAGAGAGCCTGGCTTGAAACCGAGAGAAGGATACTTTTCTCGATGATTCTTTTGCCAGAGCATATACTGAGGAGTAGCAACCACTGCTCTATCCAGAGGCTTGAACTCTCTGTTCTTTTTTGGCTTTGCAGGTTTGAACTCTTTGCGTTTTCTGCCAGAGGGACCGTACCGTAAACTACCTTTTACAATCATAATGAGAATACCACTATTACAAATACCCAAATAAACAATGCTGTAAACAAACAACTAAACACGAAGTTTATTGCATCGACTAATGTTTTCACTTGCTTCTCCTCTACCACTGATTGTGACTCGGATCTTGTTGCTGTTCGATCCACTCTATAATTCTTTTGTCTTCTATAAATCTTATGCCTTTCTTCTTTTGAAATTGAATCCTATTCTCTAGCCACTCGATGTCTTCTGGAGTGTGCTGCATGATTCGAATAGCTGTGATAGCTTCGTCAGAGGACATACCCTCTTGCATCATGCCGCCGTGTATGATGAGCAGCTCAAATTGATTCTCTGTCATATTGTTCTCCGATTTACTTAGACATATTATATCGCTTTTTGAATGAAGTGTCAAGAACTATTTACTACCGTGCCTATAAGAGAGTCGAAGTGACCATTCACCCAACTAGGTACTACGAATACATATCCGATGCCCATGTTGAAAACAGATCGCATTTCTTCCACAGGTACGTTTCCTTGCTGTGCGATTGTTTCTGCCCATTCGGGAGAAAGTCGAGGGTTGTACCAGTCTATATTCGCACGAAGTCCAGGGGGAAGAATGCGATTGATATTCTTTTCTAAGCCTCCTCCCGTGATGTGAGCCATGCCGAGTACTTCATTGTTTTCACAGAACTTAAACACTTCT